AAGTTGCTGAATACCTGTAAGTGCTAGATTTATAGCAAGGCTGGATGCAGCTAATCCAACGGCATTGAGTTGAAAAGACCCCATCGCAGTACCGTATGCGGTTTCTACTGCGGCTTTTGCTCCAAAAAATCCTCCGGGATTTATTATAAGCAAAGCTGCTATAGCTACTGCAGTAAGAATTTTTGCACCACCAGACTTAGATCCGGCAGCAACTGGAGTAATTACTACATCACCTTCTCGTAAAGGAAGTAAACATTCTAAAGGAGTGTCTACTTCGTTGCTTCCTACTTCAATATGAAAACCTATATCTGCTTCTGCGCAAGCTATAAGATATTTTCTTAAATCTGGATTATTTGCTTGAATAAGACGTAAAGCATCTCGAACACTCTCTCCATGAAAAGAATGCTTTCTTCCAAATTTTAGTCCAATTTCTCCTTCGAGATAAATATTACGTTTCATATCTGTATATTCCAGTTAAGTACCTTTTCCAAAGAGGGTACAAGTTTTCTCTGCATGAAAGTCGATTCACTGCATGATGAAAAAATATATCGTTTCCTAAATAAATCCCACAATGATTTCCTACTGAAGAACCCATTGTAAATATAAGTAAATCATTGGGAACTAAATCGTATACTTTTTTAAATCCCCATTCTTGTATATGCTCATCTGTAAAATAATTGTGCCCAAGTTTCCACCAATCATCTACATATGGAAGTAGCCTTTTGGGCAGATGTATATCTAACTCTTCATTATAATAATCACGACAGGCTTCTAAACAATCAAATTTTCCAAACTCGTATTCTCTTCCAATTAAAGGATTTACCTTTATTTCTGGTTCGAGTATATTTAACTCCATGTTAGGGTAGCTAAATATGTAATACGGCACCCCTAAAGAATTACAATATTTTTTATCATTCTCACTAGCTTCATTTGTATATTCAACATGGTCATGAACTATAGCGAATATGTCAGCTTTTCTCTTTACAGAAATATAATCATTTGGATCAAGAATAAAATCTTCGTCTTCTGTTGCTAAATTCTTACAAGGAAAATATTCTTTCTTTCCCTTTACTATTCCAATTACGCCGCAAGCCTCTTTTGGATATTCATTACTAAAATGTTCTTTAATTTCTTCTATCATCTAAACTTCTTGCTGCCTATAAAGGCTCCAAAAGGCAATGGTTTGGCTGTATCTTTATTTGTAGTTGGAACTTGATTTGCACTCGCAGCACTATAAGGAACGTATTGAAACCTACACTTACAAGAGTCTAATGTCTTACCACATACGTCACCTTTTTCCCAATAACTAGAACTTGTGGAGGGTGTGTTTCCTGTTCCTGCAATTAGACATTTCCATACAGTCGTTTGTGTTCCATCATTATATTCTACATAGTTTCCTACAGAATATGCCGTAGAAGCATTATACGCTGAGTACTCAAAATAATCTGTTCCAGCAGATCCCCAAGAACTCATATTGGCACTACCTGAAGGAACTATAGGTTCATTATTTTCAGTAAAGTAAGCTTTATGAGTATTTACTCCTCCGCTTCCATCGGCATAAGACACAAGACTATTCTTATTCCAAATACACCCGCCTTTTTCACTAAGTGAGTATCCTTGATACTGCCAAGAGCAATACTTTCCGATTACTTGACGGTTTGGTATTTTAATACCAGAAAGATCAAAAGGAGCAGCAAGTTCATATGTAATTGCCACATTATTCTCACCAGAAATTCTATCAATTATAAATTTCTTTATAGGAAACTCTACAGGAGGAGAAGCGTCTCCACTTTCTCCGTATAAGTACTTTTTAAGAGTCGTTCTTTTTGTTAATCGTTCTCCAACCAAGTCTTCTGGTTTTACGTTTCCGATTGCAGAAGAAAACACATTTGTTACATTTGCAACAGTAAGAGTAGGACGATTTATAGCACCGTCAGCATTCATCTCTACTCCGTCCATTTCAATAGGAAAAGCCGTGTAAGTTCTAACCGTATACGGACTTGTTCTGTCTCGAAATTGAACAGTTGTTAAATCTTCTTCTAGTCCAGAATGAAAATATAAAGTAGAGCTACCAACTACAAGTTCGTATAATTCTACTAATTCACTTCCCGGGTCTTGAAGTTGTACTGAACTAATTAGTTCGCTCATGCTTCATATACTCGTCTAAAGGTTGCAGATGCAGAATAAAAATCGTTATAAGAGTAGTTTTGTGTAAAAGTATCACAAACTACTTTTATTGTAGTTTCTCCACTATTATTACTATCAGGAATGGTATAACTAAAAGCAGTTACTCCATTTAAAGAGCCAAGGTAACCTGTAATATCATCTATTTCTTCTTTTGTGCGATTATTGAAAGTAACGTTAAAACTTTCGTCTATCGAATTAATTCCATTTGCTATACGTTGCTCATATCCATCGCCAAAACGAGCAACTAATACTCGGGGGCTAGAGCTACGAGTAAGTCCTTTATCAGGTAAAATATCTCTACTTCCATAAGTAGAGGTTGTTGTAAATCCCAAGGCCATTATGCTACTCCATACGGATTAAGTATTCCGCCCGATCGTTTTTGATTTTGAAGTTCTAATTGTACTGCTCGTGCTACTGCTCTTCCAATATCTGCTCCTTGACGATTTTGTGTTACATCTGAAGAAGCATTTCCTTGATTATCAATCGCTACATTTACTGTAACATTATTATTTTGTCCAGCTCCGCCCATTTGAACAGGAATAGACTTTCCATCTGGAAGAGGAACTACAGCTTCGTTATATCTTCCTTCCCCTACTAATCCTACAGTAGGTTTTTTAATAATTCCACCATTTGCATATCCACGGAATCCGCCTTTCATGATTCCGCCATTTGCAAAACCAAAAAGCCCTGCTATATTTCCTAAAAGGCCCATTAACCCTCCAGACCTTACAGACTGCATACCTAGTAACTGTGATACACCACCTTGACTGGTACCTCCAGTGCTTAGGAGAGTCTTTTTGCCAAGGATTAAATTTGCTAAGCCTCCTATTCCACTATTTACTCCTGAAGAAAAACCTCCAGCAACCGGAGCGACTCCTTGAACCGCATTCGATATTAGTCCAGCAACATATTCCCCTGCTTCTGCAAAACGAGTAGCAGGATCTTTTTTACCAAAAAGCATCTGAGTAAAGCTCTTACTTAAACTTTCTGATAAGCTATTCAATACTCCTTTTGCTAAGTTTCCTATTGCATCTTTTAAACTTTTTTCTCTTCCAGAAATTATATCAGTTAATCCTTTTTGAAAGCCTTGAGTAAAAGATTCATTAAAACTATTAAGGAGCTGTTGAGTAGCATCTGTATTATCTAAAATTGTTTCTCTTTGAGCATCTAACACAAGTAATTGTTGTTTGTATAAATCTAATGTATGCTGTTGTTGCTCACTAAAAGTGTCTGCATTATTTGCTTTTTGCTGCTCTAGCAAAAATATTTGATCATTTATAAACAATTCTTGATTTAACAATTCTTGTAACTTAAATTGATCTTGTAAAATAGCTCTTTGAACAGAAGTAGTATTTCTTAGTCCATTTTCTTTAGCAAGCTGTAACGCTGCCTCTCTCTTCTCTCGGTCTCTTTCTACATTTACTAATTTTTCAGTAAATGCTATCTCTTTTTCAAGTATTAGTATTCTGTCCAATTCTCTGTAATAAAGACCTAGACTTAAATCATTTAACTCTTCGAATTCTTGTTTTTGAGTTTTTAATAGTTGAGTTGCTTGAGTTTCTTTTCCTAAACTTTGTAAAATAGAAACAAATTGACGACTATTTTCATTGGTTAATCTTTGTAAATTATTTAATCGTCCAACTTCTACAGTTACTCCCTTATATTTTTCTTGTATGACTTCTAGAGCTGCTGCCTGTTCTTCAATAGTGGCTTCTGGATCTGAAAAAACTGCTAATGCATCTGCAAATTCTCGTATTTGTTGAGGGCCTCTTCCAAATCTTTCAGTTAATAACTTAAAAGATTGTTGTAACCCATCTATTCGTTGACCAAACTGTAATAGCTCAGGTTTTTCTGACGACAATAAAAACTGTAAATAAGTTTTATCAAGAGAGGCAATCTCTTCTGCTACTTTTGCTGCTCTAGCTCCTGCCCCTCCTGCTATAAAGGACTCACTGAACCCTGCTTTTTGTTGAGCTTCTACAGTATTGTTAAACTGCTTTAATTTTTCATCTAGTTCTTTTAATTCAGCTGCTGTACTTTCTGTATAGTCTCTAAAGGCAGGGATAGAATTTTTTGCAGACAATTGAAAAAACGAAGAACTCAAAGAAGTAATTTGATTTCCTAGAGCTGTAAAAAATTGTAGTGCTCCGCCCCGATCTTCAGTTAAAATACTTTGAACAGCTACAAAATCAGCAAACTGCTGGTTTAACTCTTCTAATTTTTTAGTTGAGAGCTCAAGTTGTTTTTCTTGTAATGCCAATTCATCTGTAGTTTCTTCGGCGCCTTTCTTGAATCCTATATACCCTGTCTCTTATACACATC